TCCTCCACGAATAGCTCGATCATGCATGTGCCTGTGTAGATTGGTGAGAAATGTGACACCAGCCAACTGGAAAACTGAAGCCACGGAAAGCGCTACACCAAAAGGCATTGCGGCACCAAATCCAAAGGCGCAAGTCATAACACCACATGTCCACATGGTCAGATTCTGCTTAAAAGCTCGGGTGATGTCCAACCTCTTTTTGGGTGCACAGTATGAATACATTTTGTTGACAAAGGCACAATGGGGTAGCTCTATGTGGGGTATCCATGGGAAGACCGTTTTGAAATACCTGTTGGCCTCTACCACCGCAACCAGGTCATGGATGTTGTGTTCGGCCGTGACACCAGTCTGACCATGCAACTTGGCTTCCTCAGGAATAATGAATTTACTAAACAAAGCTTCCTCAACATAAGGCGTGAAATTTTTCCTGTAGATTGCTGGTATTTCATCTGGTGTTTCTTCGGAAAACATATACTCATCTATCATCTCCTGGGTGAGGGGAGGCTTACGCTTCACCTTGGAACGTTTGGCGTCATTCGCCTTCGTGCGGGGGCAGTGGAAAATTGGTGAATCAGCACACTTGTCCCTGGTGAACCGCGATCCAGTAGCTTGTATTGGAGGTTTGGGGCACGAGCACAAAGAAGCGAATGATCCACTGTCACATAGACCACATATTTCCGTATTAGGAACTACCGTTTGTGCGTGGAGCAATGAAGTTTTCTGGGAGGAGACAAAACTTCTTGCTTCAGACGCGGTAAACTCCAGAAATTGCTTAGTGGTAACCTTGTGATTCCCGTTTACTTCCATAGGTATCTTTTTCAAGGTAGAGGTCCCAGGCATGAATACTAAGTCAAACAAATAAATGTCTACGACTTCCTCGATTTCACTACCTCCAAATACACCATCGGCACGGGCTTTGGCAATGATCTCACTGTTCAAAACCAAGTTGCCTTGAAGATCGGCTTTACAAAATTGGGGTTTTGCAACAACATGACCTACCACATTAACTCGGCGTGCGAAAGCTTCTGGATTCCGTGCGACTGATGCCAAACCGGGAAAAATCCCATTGCCATTGGCTGTCACAAGATCTGGGTTGCATTGGACCTTACCTTTATCAGCAGTGTCTGACATAGGCGGGGCATACTTGCTGACTCCCACAGCACACAGATATTCATTCATCTGCCTACTGAGTTGGGTAGGGTCAATAGCGGAGCCCATGTCATCAAAATGTACCTGTTTCTTTGACGATTTCATGTCGGACCAGTACGCATCGGAACACACACGAGTGTAGACATCATTCGGAGTGTAATCCCCATTCAACGTGAGTAGAATATACTTGCCTAACAAGGTGGTGAGGTGAGACTTACCTTGACCAGGTAATCCGTCCAAATAGATGGAGTATGGTTGGGCTCGAGTCTGTATTGTGGAGAGAATAGTGCGTATTTCTGCTGCATAATTCTCCAGTTTAAGGTACCAAGTGGTGTACATGTGTGTCCAAGTGGGACTCGAGCAAGTGTCCAATATCCTACGCAAGCGTCGGATCATGAGAGTGACTTCAAGTTGAAACACATGATTTTCTTTCCCAGTGGTGCGTACTAGGTTACCAAGCCTGAACAAGTCAAACTCTTGTTGTATGGTGGCCAGCTGTTGAGGCAAGCCTGGGTTGTCAGTGTCCCCGAAAGCGTCCATGAGGTTGCCACTGACAGAAAATCTGTATAGTGATTCGGCAATATACTCGGCCACATCAGCCATAGCATTCCATGAGGTGATGCGAGTTTTGATAATGGACTGAGCCTCAGGAAATAATGCCATAGCAAATTCTTCTGACCACTCGCCCTTCGTCAGGTTGAGGATACCTGTATAGGTCATGATAGCGAACAATTTTGAAAAGTTGGTAAATAGGGGATGGCTTTTGACATTGCCCCAATCCTTTCTGGCGTTGCGAAACATAGTAAGCCAGGACATAGCTAGGTCGCCTGTATCAGATTTCCCAGGGACTTGGATATCATCTTGGAATGTGAAAGCGACACCAATAACTTTGAAGACAAATGAGACGATTCGCTTAACGTCCTCATGGGGGGTGATGCCAGATATGTATAAGAACAGAGTTTGGGCAGCACTTGGCCAGGTTTCAGCTTGCGCCATCAAATTAATAGTGACGAGAGTTCGGGCAAGACCTAATCCAATGGGCCCAACATGTGTTCTCATGATGTGATTGACATTTTGTCCCAAGGAGATGGCGATGCTGTCTCGCAGGTGGCCACGGATGTCAAGTTGAGGTTCGTAATCTGGTCCAAGATAATGGTCAGCATCAGAATTCTCAGATGGTGGGCCCCGGTGAGTTGGAGCACGTGTTTGCAATGCAGATTGCTTAGGAATAGCAGGAGGTTTACTCGTGATTTTCCATAGGTTCGAGAAGGGCAACTTACGCTTGCCTTTCTTACTCTTGTGTTTTCGAGTGCGCGCTCGACCAGATTGTACATTAATAGGACATGAAATCATGGTTGGCACGGGGTGTGTTGTCTCATCATCGATGCCAAGATAGTCAAACAGTGTGGCTAACTCAGAGTCGGGATGGTTCTTCGGAGGCGAATCCGGGGGTGATGGGGTGTTATTTCCATCGGCTAAGTCCTTGAAGTGTTTTTCGGGTATTCTTAAAACGGACTTTTTCATGTTGGGGTTTTGGTTGGGTTTGGGTGCGTTTAAAGTCTTCGCAATAGACTGTATCGTAATCTTTAACAGATAATGGGCTACGAACACACCCATTGTTATTTCACAACTTCACGCAATGAAGCAATGTGTAAATATAATGTACCTATTTTCTTATACAGGCGGTTAAGTTTCTAATGAGAGATAGACTAACATATGTTGACATAATGGTGGGTAGAGGTCTAACAAATCTTCAAACATAGAACATAATTCTTAACGCTAACACACTTCAGGTTCGCGGGTATAATACGTCTTTTCGACATGAGAGGTTCAACAGAAATATATAGCAATAGGCCAATATAGGCCAGCTTCAAAATCTGCAATAATTTTAAATGATGTGAACTTAAATATGGATAACATGATCCATACATAGAGGTTTGTACAAATAGAACTTCATGTAAATAAATACACACTTCAAAAGTTAATGAAATGAAATAATCGTTGTCTGGTTTGGGTCCCACTATAAATAGTGGACACGGATTCTATGCAATTAAATGCAAGCATACCGTCGTTGGTGATTGGGTTTGGGTTTGTTTATTTTGTTTTGGGGTTTTTTGCGTCCAGTTAGTTTAGGTTGAACATACTTAGTAAATAATCTAGGAAATCTGTGAGGCATAAAGTCTCACAACTGGCAATGCGTGGGCATATACCAAATATATCTGAATCGATAGAGATTCAACTAGAAAACAAGAAGGAGGTGTACGGACAAAAGTCCG